TATCAGAACGGTGCCCCTGTTGTAAACGTTAACGTCACCACAAAAAGCGAACCAAGCGGTGGCAACGAAATGACTCTTGAGATCTTAAAGATGCTGGCCGCAGGCCAAGTCAATGCTAACGAAGCCATTTCACGCTTAGAGGGCGTTCTCTCCTCAAAAGATGAGGAAGAAGTCATTAAAGAAGCAGAGCCTACAGCCAAGGCTAAGACAGCAACCACTAACAAAAAGCGCTCAATCGGAAAACGACCTACGAATTGATCGCCGCTCATCAGGATGAATCCTTTGGACCGACCCATCGGCACTAAGAAGCCCTGCAAGTTCGAGGTTTTTACCTCGTTCCAGGGCGACCTTTGGTTTATCTCCAGAGTCCACCGCTTTTTTGGCATACTTGGCGGCTCTTGCGATTCCTTGATGACTAATTTTATTTTTCATAAAAACATTATACCCCACGGAGTACAACTTGACTAAACCTGAAGGCTGGCACGAGGCAAGAATGTCTGGTTTGGGGGGCTCCGACATTGCGGCAGTCCTCGGATTATCTAAATGGACCAGTCCCATTGACGTGTGGAATCAGAAGCGAGGGCTTGTTGAGCCACTTGATGAAACCAACCCAATGAGGCGAGGCCGTTTGTTAGAACCTGCTATTGCTGAATGGTATGCAGAAGAAACTGGTCTTGATGTTTTGAACGGTGAAGAGATGCCCATCGTTGGGCCAAAGCCATTTATGCTTGCAAGTCCTGATAGGTACGTCAGTGTTAACGGAGCCCGATTCGGGTTGGAGATTAAAACAGCGCGTAGCGCTGACGGCTGGGGAGACTCCCTTAGCGCTGGCGTGCCTGTCTATTATGCAACCCAGGCTGCTTGGTACATGGCTTGTACTGGTATTGACCGATGGGACTTTGCTGTTCTGTTCTTGGTCAACGATGAGTTTCGTCGTTACACGCTTTTTCGGGACAAGAAGACAGAGAAGAAGCTTGTAAAGAAATGTGGTGACTGGTGGGAGAAACACGTTTTACTTGGAGAGCCACCACCCATTGACGGATCATCGGCTGCTGACAAATATTTACAAGACAAGTTTAGCAATCCAAGTGATGAGTACCGTTCTGCGGACATAGAAGAGGAGGCTTTGATCTTTGATCTGGATGACATCCAAACGGAAATCAAGTCTTTGAAAGAAAAAGAATCGCTTTTAAAGAACAAAATCAAAGAACGCATAGGCGAAAACGCGGGCTTTCGCGGGGCGTTTGGAACCGTATCTTGGAAGCTTAACAAGGGCCGGTCAAGCCTCAACTCCAAGGCTCTTAAGGAAAAACACCCAGACATAGCGAAAGCTTTTACTAAAACGTCTGAACCTGCAAGGATTTTAAGAATGAACATTCAACACAAGAGAGGCAACTAATGGCTAAGAACGAAATCGCTAAGAAACCCGTAACCAAGATGGATAAATTTAAGGATCTTATTAACGGCAAAATGAAGGAGCAAGTGGCGGCCATCTTACCGAAACACTTGACTGCTGAGCGCTTATGCAAAGTGCTTATTGTGGAGGCAAGTCGCACTCCCGCGCTCATGGAATGCAGCACCATTTCTGTCGCGGAGTCTGTAATGCTTTCGGCGCAGCTTGGGCTGGAGCCTGGAGGAACTCTTGGGCACATCTACTTTATTCCATTCAATGATCGTAAGTCTGGCACTAAGGTATGCACGCCAATCATTGGCTACAAAGGCTATCTTGAGCTTGCCAGGCGGAGCGGACAGGTTGCTCGCTTGGATGCGCGGGTTGTTTATGAGGGGGAGAAATTCTCTGTAACTGCTGGACTTCACCCAGACATTGAGCACTCTGTTCGAGGAGATGTAGATCGAACTGACGGCAAGATCCTTGCGTCTTATGCAGTCGCAGTCCTTAAAGATGGCTCTTGTTATTTCGAGGTGCTTTGGAAGGTAGATATCGACCGTGTGCGGTCGCGTTCAAAGGCTGGACGTTCTGGCCCATGGGTTGATGATTACTCTAAGATGGCCCGCAAAAGCGCCATCCGTGCCCTGTTCAACGGTGGTACAGTCCCCATGTCCTTTGAGTTGGCGTCTGCTGTAGCGTCGGACCAAGACGATCCGCACGCCAAGCTTCCTCCTATCGACATCACTCCATACGCTGACGACACTCCAAAGGAGGACTCTAACGGAATGAGTGATCTTGGCGCGGCACTTGCGTGAGGCCGGTCAAGCGAATCTGCTTTGAATGTGACCACCGCTATACGGGCGACGAACGTTGCCCTAAGTGCGGTTACTTTTCAGGCGAGCCAATCCCCAAAGTACATATAAGAATTCTTTTTAGGACTTCTTCTTAGGCGTCTTCTTCAGCGCTTTCTTCTGCCGGAGCCTCTTCTTCTGCCGGAGCCTCTTCTTCAGCGGGAGACGCTGGGGCAGGAGCCTCTGCCTCTTCAGCAGGGGCGACCTCGTCTGGGCCCATAAGTTGGCAGGTGCCCAACGTCGTCGTCACAACGAGCGCTCCGCCGACCATGACTACTTTAGGGTTGAGACTTTTCCAAAATGCTTTTAGCTTTTCCATGATTCATCCTTTGATTTAAGCCATGCTCGAATGCTATCTGAGTCTACGTTTAACCTAACAGCATGAACTGCGAGTTTAGATTCGATCCGAGACTTCCAAGTCTGGGTCGTCTTGTCTTTCCAATCCGGCCCAGGATTGGGTACATCACGCAAGTTTCCAATGCCACCCCATCCAGCGCCATCAATATTATAATAACTGTTGGATTCGAGCGTTAGAATCTTGTCGGTCTCTTGGTCGTGAACCAAGACAATAAGGGAATGCCCGCCCGTGGCGGTAAAATATTGGATAAGCCACGGGCCATCGCCTGGAGCCGTTGTGCCAATGCCCCAATCCAAAGCAACCCGAGGGCCGTAGTTTGGTACGTCCAGCGTCTTCTTCTGCATTCCAGTGTTCTGCCATCGAGCCCATTGGTCCGATGTCCATTTAGTCTTGAATGCTTGGGACACAATGAATGTCGTGAACTGAGTGCAGTTAATGGTTTCATCACCTACAACGCTTGAGCTTAAACGAATGCCGTTAGGCTGGACAGGGGTTTGAGCGCCAATCAGCTTGTAGGTTTGTTCGGACACTTGTGAAAACAGATCGACAATAGCCTGCATCTCAATGCTTGTAAGCGCCGATGGTTGCGCCTCTTGGCCTTCTAAGGCCGACATGGTGGCAGGCCCGACAATCCCATCAGCGGCAACGCCAAGAGCGGACTGAGCGCGTTTTACAGCCAACTCAGTTCCATTGCCAAAAAGACCATCTGCGTCGATAGGGCCAAACCCTTTTTGATTCAACGTCTCTTGGAGATGCTTGACTTTATCTCCCCTGCTCCCGTACTTAATCAGCATCGGTTGCCTCCTGCAAGGTATTCAGAGAGGAGTAGCACGTTCTACTCCGGTCTTTATAGGCATCCTTAACAGGAGGCTCAGTCTTCTTAATGCCAACCCTGACAACGGTCACGCAAGATTTGTTCACCTTTAGCGTTTCAGTTGAATGATGACGATACGAATGAGTCGTGGTCGTCTTCATTTCTTCAGCGAATCGATCAGGTCGCAGACCATGTCTACTGCGAATCCTATGGCCTTGGCCTCTTGACGCTCATTTAGGATGGGTACGTTCACATGCTCGTTGATGAACTGTACAACCCATTTTCGCTTCTTCTTCCCTGACTTGGGCTCGGGGAAGAGATCCTCGGCCATGAGGATTGCTTGCTTAAGAACTTTGCCACGGTTGAATTTTGCCATTTTTAACTCAGTTGAATCCGGTAAATTACGTCATTGGTTGGGCTCGTAGTTCCAGCAGTTCCGCCACCATCTGTGACACACGCCGCTTTTAAGCCAGCCGCAAATGCGTTTCCGTTAGGACAAGAGTAAACGCGAAGTACGGACGCAGGGCATTTGAAACTAAAAGCAGGATCTGTTGTTCCAACAGTTACTGATCCAGTAGTGTCCCACAACTTCACATAAACAGCAGACGTATTGCCCGTGTTGTCTATTTCTACTTTATGGATGCTGCCAGAACTGCCCTTCAAAACGTCAACGGTACTTGTCGCGTCTGTTTGTACACAATGAAGGCTTCCAACATCAGCAAGAACATTTGCAATACTAAGGGCCATCGTTACCTCACAACCGCATGTAGTTTCACAGTAACGCCTGGGCCGGTTGTTCCTGATGTTCCATCTTCTTGAACAGCGGCATAGCTGAAGTTGGTGAACTCAAGGCCCTCGATAATTGTCCATGACACGGCTTCTGTCAGCTTGAAAATGCAATCAGGAGCAGTGGTGCCTACAGTTGGGTTTGCGTTGTCATAGAGCTTCAAATAGGTAGTGCCGGATGGCACTTCCATAAACATATTGTAGATTATTGCCGAACCAGCAAAGACATCATCTACAGCAGTTTCGTCAACATCAGAATCTGTCAGTAAAAAATCTGTTTTGGTAATTGAGCTTTTGCCAGTAAAAAACGCCATGCTTTACCTACTTCTTTGCTGGTGGTGTAGCAGGCGGAGCGGTTGGCTTCTCAGCAATGGCTTGCTGAACGATGTCCAGGCAGCGCTTCAACCCTTCAGGCATCCCGTCGTCGCGAGCAAGCACCTTGACGTTGTACTTAGCTGAGTTGTCAGAGCTTCGAGTGTTCTCGCTCTTGGATGAGACTGACCCGTGGATCTTGACATCCACACTCACCGGGCCCCATCCAGCCTTAATCTCGGTGTCGAGCGTGGCCTCGTAGTCTCGGCTTGATTTAGAAGAGGTGCTTGACTTGACCTCCATGGTGAACTCAACCTCGACCTGCTTAACGGCAAGAGAAGGGGTATTGAGGATTGCCAAAAGAGGAACGTCGAGTTTGTTTTCAACTTCTGTGTATCCACCATTGCCATCATTCATAGGCTTTGTGTATACAAAGTCAACGGTGCGAGTCCGCACCACTCCGTCCTTATCCTTCTCTAACCCAACGTTCTGAATAAAGTCAGCGGTTGCCTTTGCAAGCTGAATTTGTGAATCACAAGCTGCTTTAAGAGGGCCACCAATAAGTTGGTCCATCGGCAATCCGCCGAACTGGTCTGACATTGAAACTAAGCCTTCTGGCATGCGATTCTCCTACGGAAGTAATTTGATTAGTTGGTTGTCAATTCGAGCATAACCCTCGGGAGGGTCTTGGCCTTTGAAAGTTATGGAAATCTTAGCAGTATTTCGCTTTTTAGCAAACCATCCATTTCCACCAATAGACGGATTTATCTTTAGCTTACGATGAGTACAGCCAATATCTGCTCCTTCCTCCATCCCCTGGAGTTCAACATTCATCTCAACAGTCAGGGCTTCAATGGCCAATGATTGGCCGGTAACCAAGGTTTGCATTGGAACCTGAACGTCTCGCTCAGTTTGCTTGCCATCCTCCCACATGGGTAAACGAACAGTAACCATTCGGGGCTTATAGATGGGTGTTCCATCCTCCGCTTTCTCTCCCGTGTCAATCCAGTATTCTTGTTGCTGAATGTGATTGAGTTCGTGTGTTTCGGCAATGTCGGTGGACTTTATGACAGCAGCATGAATCGCCTCTACAAAGTCATCAAGTGAGAATTGAGCCATCTGTTTCCTACTGTTGCCTACACTCACCTAACTCGGTCAGGAGTAGGCCGTAACTTTCAATCATCCCCTTCCAGGCTGCAAGTGCTTCGCGAGCGCGGTCTTCTGCATCCTCGCAAGTTTCGTCTTCAACGACAGGAGCAGGGGCGCTGCCGCCAAGCTGCAAGCCCCCAAGGGTTCCTCCACCACCTAAAATTACTAGAAGATACACCCAGGGCGGGACATTTGCTAAGGGGTTTGGCGAGCCTTCACTCATCCCATGAAGTGCAGGATGACTGGAACAAGCACAACCAATGAGCCAATGATGGCTTGGTTACGATCCATGTGACTTCGCAAAAGGCGAATATCCTTTTCAACCTGGGCCATGCGATGCTCTGAGACTTTCATCCGATTACCCAGCACAGCAACTTCAGTGGAAAGCTCAATCATCTTACTCTCTTTTTCCGCAACCATAACGCCTCCCGTGTCTCTTTATAGCTACGCGCCGTCTGCTCCGCCAGCCCCCGCGACATACTCAACAGGGAAAAGATCATCAAAAGTGCATTCAGTTTTTCCGTTTATGCTCAGTGGTATAGACATAACTTTTATGTTGAAAGCTACAGTATGGGCGGCGGTATTAGCTCCTGTTCTGTTTATCCAGAGAGTCCAATAAATATCGTTATCAGACGAAATATCGCCCTGAGCGTTAGTCTGGTGTACATTCCACGCCACACTTTTTCCGTAGAGCAAAGTTTGGTCATCATCAGCAGTTGCTTTATGCCCAACGGCATGCCCGCCTGCAATCCTGTTGTTGCTCGTATTGATACAGCCGTGCCAGCCTCTGATCTTTACATTTGTTGTAGCACTTGCCTTGATGTTTGCGTGCGCAGTTGCCTGTGTGTTGTCACTCTGGCATGGATACATTCGCCAATCGCCTGCGTTTTCATAAACGCCCACTCCGGTAGCTGGAAAAAGATCGCTGGTCACGCCGGTTGTGTAATCGTCATTGGCAGGTCTTTCGGACAAACCGAATGCAATGTTCAAGTCATTGACCGCAATAGGAGAACCGTCCGCCCCGATGGCGTTTCCATCTGCCTTCCACGGGTCTTGCATTCCGCCTGTTGCTGACTGGTTTAGAGGTAAATCCACCAAAAAAAGATGACAGTAAGGAGAAGACATCTTGGTAACAGGTCGGCCAAAGATGTCTGTAACAGGCCAACTACAACGAATAGCCATTTTCAGTTCGGTGCGTTCAGTGACTGGATCTCCAACTACTTTGATAACGCTGTACTGCGGGTAATCCGCACCACCAGAAGAGGTGTCTGGGTCGGTGCCGTCAATCCCAGTATTTACTCCGAAGGTATTGCTGCCATCGGTTGTGCTTGAAGTAATAGCCGTAGCTCCCCCAATGTACAGCCTTTTCCATAGGCCATGCGTTCCCGCCAGCCCTGAAGGGTTAGCCACTGCCGTGCTGACAACAGCATTCGGTCCTGTCTTTCGGTCACGCCGCCCCATCAGGCCGTAATCCGATTTACAAAACCATGAATCATGACAACGTTTGCGGAGCTTGCAAATGCCTTGATGTACAGTTCGTTTTGCATAAGAAGCCCCGGTACAACCGGCACTAAACCGGACTCGCCTGGGATTGTTACTTCAATATTTCCGTCTGGCGCGGTGGTTTCTCCCCACTCAATCGTCAACTTGACATCAGCGGAAGAAGAGTTCACAGCCCAAAGCCAAACCTCATCAATGTCAGAGGTTCCAGCCACGCCACGGTGAACAACATACCCTGCATCGGTGTTAACCGATGAGGCTGTATCCGTTAGCTTGATTCCTTTGCCCTGGGTGCAACCGCTAAGAAGCACTTTACTCATTGTAGCCATTTAATATTCCTATGAAAAAACTTGCATGTGAAGGATAAGATCTATGTCGTTTGATGCAGAACCGCCTGCCGACACCCAACTTAAGGTTCCAGCATTATCTGACTGGAGAACCAGGTTGCTGCCAGGCAGCGCCGCAGGCCATGTATAGGTATGGTTCGTCCCGATGCTGGCCGCTGCTTTGTGGCCCACGAAGTTCGTACCGTTGTCCGAATCTTCATTCAAAAGAAGAGTCGCCGCTGATGAGGCTGAGCCATAGACTCTAAGGCCGCCCGTCCCCTTGGGTTTCATGGAGATAGTGATGTTAGAGCTATCACCAAGAGCGCTAATCGCCGGGGCTGTGCCGTCCGCTGCGTTCTGAACCTCAAGATAGTTTACCGCACTGCCCACCTCGCAGAACTTCAGCAACGCGGTGCCGTTGCTATCCACAACAGCCTTTCCGTCAGCCACTTCGATGTCACCAGCCACTTCGATGTCACCAGTCACAACGATGTCACCGTCTGATTCAACGGTGAACTTGGTTCCAAGCGTTCCGTTTTCGGTAAGCTGCACGTCGAGCTTGGCGTCTTGGGTAGAAGCCGTTGCAGTGAATGCAGCCTCTTTAGAAATCAAGAACTTTGCAGCATCAACAGCAGTGCCACCCGTGTCCTCAAGGTCAAACTGAAGACTGACCTTTCCGGTCGTATCGTTAGCGTCCGACTCGTTTGTGAGCTTCAAAGCAACAAACTCTCCGTCAGTGTCCTTGGTGACATGAAGTTGTGTTGCAGGGGTCGTTGTACCAATACCGACCCTATTATTGACCTCATCGACCGACAGGGTGCCGCCATCGATCTCCAGATCAGTTCCAACTATTCTCTGATTACCAAATCGGTTGTAGAATCCGCCCATTAATCCGCCCTTGCAACCCAGTTAAGTCTAGCTTTCTTCAATGTTACGGTTCCAGTGTCAACCTTAATGAACAAGTAGCACTTACCAGCCGTTGTCTGGGCCGCTGGGGATCGGACCCAGACCTCCATAGCAATAGCTGTGCTCAAGAGGCTTGTGTCCGTTAGTCCCGCATTGAGCGCTACAGACTGTGCTTCAGCCGTCATCGGATCATCACCAGTAGAGTCCCAAGTCAGAAAGCAAGACACAGTGGTTGGCGAACCACCCGTCACGTCTAACTGAAGCTCAAGATGAGACAGGTAGCACGCTTGGGGCATTTCCCTGGAGTTTGCATCGGCGGTTGAATCTTCATGAAGAAGAATCGCCCTACCGACAGCATACGATGTGACGTTTGAAGCTACGTCAGCGTCGTTGACAATAAAACCTTGATCAGCCATCACGGCCTCCTAGTTAGAAGAGGACGGATCAGGTAGATGGGTTGACGATGTCAACAACGAACATTTCCGAGTTGGCTTCGTTGTCGGCATGAGCCACAGACCAGTCTCCGCTAATTTGTAGGAAGTTGGCAGAGGTCGTGTCTACGGCAAAGCTCGCCTTGTACTGCCACGCAGGGGCGGTTCCGGCAGCATCAGGGTCTTGAAAGCTAAACATTGCAACAGCGGTTCCCGATGAGCCAGCCGTGCGGATTTGAATCACGCCATGAATGCAATAGATGTCTGAGTCAGCAACATCCACAGCAGTAGAAGTAAACACAGCCTCATTAGAAGCAGTGGTTGCGCTTGTTCCTAAACGTACAAACATAGTCAGCGTATCTGTGCTGTTGTTGTCTTCAACAATGCCAGCGCCCCAAAGTCGAACAGTCGATCCAGCAACAAGAGTGTTTGCCGGAACGGTGAAAGACGACATAGCCGTTTCAGTCGCGTTGTTCTCATGAGAGGTCCCTGCTGCGACCTGTGCATTAGCTTGGCCGCCAACGTGCATTTGGGTGCCGCTGGTTCCGCCGTGGTCTACGAACATGGAGATTCCATGCTCAAGTGAGTTTCCGTTAGTGAGTTCTACAATCTGGGACATTTTGTTTCTCCTAAAAAAGAGTCGGGTTGGGATTGGGAAAAGGGTAACACGGGAGAGCGCATTTAGTCACTACCTTCTGGTTGATAGCGATCTGATATATCAAGTGGTCGGTCACGGGTCTTGGCCTCCAACTCTCCAACAGCGCCCTGGAGCGCCCGCTGGGTTCGGTAATAATGCATTAGTATTGCTGCGTCTTCAGTAGGCATTTGTTGTACGCCGAACAGGATTGACTTCCATCCTTCATCAACGCCAATCCGGGGCCTCGCACCACGGATCGGCTCTCCTTCTGGACCTCGTTGAAAATCAATGTCGCCGGTCTCAGGGTCAATTTGAAATCCTAACGCATTCATAGCCTTATCGAAATCTTCACCCTCCCCAAGGCGTTTATCGTCAACAAGCTTGCCTCTCTTTCCAGAGGCCACAAGATGTTTGTAATATTTGAGATCGGCATCAAGCAATTGCGGAATAATCATACCAGCGCGACCAAATCTATTAAGACTGTCAATCATGCGTCCAGCAGGCGCAACGCCGAGCGTTCCTTCTTTAAAGCCTTTGATCGG